TATATTCATTCTTAATTCTTCAACAGAATCACCATCACCACCACCTGAAGCTGGATCTGGATTATTGACTGCTAACGTATTTTGATATGTTGTATTACCTGTTACAGTATAAGATCCTATATTAGTTAACTGATTAGATAGGACATTAGAAACAGCTCCTCCACCTACAAGATACTGAAATGTTATAGTTGTACTTTTCGGAGCCAGACCATAAGTCTGGGTAGTCACAAAGTTAGTAGGATCAAATGAGCTAGACAATGTACTTAAACCACCACCAGTTAAACCTACACTTACAGAATTAGGATTAGGTATAATAGTATTATCAGCAACATTATTTATGCCAGGTCCGAACTCTATTTCTAAAACACCATCACTTCTAAACCTAGATACAAATCTTCTAGGCACTTGAAGCTTCTGAATCATGTACGGTACTTGATTAGAATACTGATATAGACTAGGATAGTTAGCTGCTGTATTTTGTACAGGCTTTAGTATATAGTCTTGAGCTAAATATGGCACTTCATACCATGTATTGCCACTTGAATCTACAGCATCTAATATTGATATTATAGATGAGTCTTGTATATTAACTGTAGCAAATCTTTCTGCATTGCTAAATGTGAACGTCGTTGTTTTAACCTCACCTGATATGGCTTGGACAGTCTTCTTTAATAAGTACGATGTTGGTACATTTGATCCATTAACAGCATAAACTTCAACCGTAGTTGGATCATAAGATGATGAAGTTGCAAAATCTACTTTTTCCGGTACATAAAATACCACAGAGCCATTAACATTAGAACTAACTTGCATCCCTTGCAAAATAGTCATGGCATAAGAAAAGTCTGGAGTAGTGTTAGGTCCTGCTGTTATTGCAGGTACTTGTTGATAAACATCTAAATTAACTACTGCAGCAGAACTTATCTTAGGTCTATAGCCTAACATATAGGCCATAGTGTATAAGTTATTTTTCTGCTTAGCATATTGGAGGAATGTTTCTTGCAGTTGATTGTCAAGATAAAATGACAATACGTCTCCTACGTAAGCAGCCATTTCTATGAACATGCTACCAGGACTTGCCTGACTAAAATCATTATAGACTGTAGGATAGTACGATTTAGCATACTCAATTAAGTCTGCTTTAAACGACGTAAAATCCTTATTTAAATACTTTATATCAACTTGGTTAGCCATTTCTACATATTTTGTATAGTCAATATAACTGAATCATTTTCATTTGATCTTAATAGCCTATAACTAAATTTTATATTGATTGAATTATAATCTGCGTTTCCTATTATGTCTAAAGTTGTAATTTGTATTTGAGGGAATTGATTCTCTATCTGGGTTCTAATAGATTGCTTCATGTCCTCAAATGTATATTGATCTATTTGCTCAAACAGTCTAGCTCTTAAACCCGCCCCAAAATTAGGATTAAAAGGCCTTTCTCTTGGGTCTGTTAAAAGATAGTTTATAATATTATACTTTAACTGATCTTTTGTTGTATAGACAGATGTAAAAACACTTTGAGCCTGAAATGGTACTTTAACACCGATTGCTGTTGATGGTTTTAAATCTAAAGGCGATATTTGTTTTAATCCGTATGCCATTAAATTTCACCTCTCTCTTTAAGTTTACTCATTAGACCAGTAAAATCTGGCACTTCATTTATTTGAACAGCATCTATATTAGAACTAGGTCTTGCTGTACCAAGCATTCCTTCAATACTTCCAACTTTAACTTCTTTTGGTTGAAAGCCCATACTAGGAAGAACATTATCACTTGTCATACTAAAATCTTCATTTAGCATATTTTTAGCCGTATCATTTAATAATGCTGCTAAAGGATTATTACCAGCAAATCTAACTGGCTTTGGTGTAGACGTATTTAATGTGCCTGGTATTTTTGATTTCACTTGTTCTTGTAATGCTTTTTTCTGATCTACAATATTTGGTTTTTGTATCTCATTTAATAGCTTAGGCAATTCTTGTTTAAGAACAGAAGTAAGCTCTTCTCTTATTAATTTTCTAAGTGCATTTACCTGTGACATATATTATAAATATTATTTTTAACTATTTTTAAGTTGATCGATTTCTTTATTTATGGCAGTTAATCTATCTATTAATGTAGTTCTAATTCTTGGAGTTAATAAATCTATCAGTCTTTTATTAATCCCCTCTTTTTCTTTTTCTAATTCTTCTATTTTAGCTTTATTATTACTATTTTCTTCTTTGCCTGCTAAATCATTTGTTGATTTAATTATAGACTCAGAATATCTTCCTCCTGGATCTGATCCTTGTAAATCAGTTTTTAATTCGCTACTACCTTTTTGCATAGCTTTTCTAACCTTTCTTCTTAGAGCTTTACCTCCAGGAAGATTATTTAAGAACTGTCCTAATTCTAATTCTGTATTTAGTAAATTAGCTGTGTCTCCAAAATCTGATTCTGATACTGATGTTTCTATCTCTTGTATGTTTATATCTCCGTCTTCTAAATAGTTTAGCGATTCAGTTAATATTAATATCTCATCATTAGATAGACCCTCTAAATCTGAATCAACAAATCCTCCAGATACTAATAATACTTTTACTTCATTAATTATAATCTGATCTAATGATGCAAATGTTGGTGTAGATTGAACAACCACAGTATTTTCAGGACTTATACCAACACCATATCTTCTTTTTAAACTTATTCCTTCATCAACTAGTTCTTCTGTCATGATCTCTATTGTATATTTCCCAAACCTTTTATTGACTTGATTAGCATTGTTGTTATAATTATTTACAAAAGACTGTAGATCATTTCTTGTTCCGGTTAAATTATCTATTGTATCATTTAGATCTTTAATCAAATCATCGCTAATATTTTTACAACCTTCAAGATTAAGTAGCATTATCTTAAGGTATTGTATAATCTGATCTATCGCTATTAATAGACTATCAACAAATATAACTACTAGACTTAAGACGAAATTTATTTGATTCAGTCTTTTTATTGTCTTATCTATAAACCCTTTTAATTTTGATTCTTGTACTTCTGTTATTGTATTTTGTATTCCAACTACAATATACATTGACGGGATTGGCAGCTTCTTTAGGAACTTAACTATGATCTTAAATACCTTTAACAATAGTACTGCTATTCTTATTATAGCCCTAGCTGTATTAATGTATCCTAGTATTTTTCTTCCTACATTATTTATATTGTTTGCTGTCTTGAGTATAGAATTTAATAGTGGTATAAGTCTAGCTGGATTTATTATCTTCTGAACTCTTTCTATCTGCTCTTGAAGTCCTGCATTAAATGTGCTATCTGCAAAATTAATTAGGCTAGCAGGTGAATTTATACCTTGAATTGCTATACAGACATTTCTAGTCTTGTCAATATACGATATTATCTTTTGTACGTCTTCATTAGGTATAGAATTAACATCTGTATACTTATTAAAATACCCTACAGCATTATCTATGAAGTTGTTTAATACAGACAACTCAGGATAAGATTTTAACAATACTGGATTAGAGCTTTCTTGAGATACTGCTTGAGTTATCTCATCTAATGATATTCTTACCTGAGTAATTAGATCGGCTAAACCTATTCTACTTTGTAGATTGTTTGAATCTGTATATTGATTATAATATTCGTCTATAAATGTTTGTGTATCATACGCGGCCTTCTGTAATTTCCACTTAGCTCTTTCTACAGGCTTATCAGTAGGAGGAGGTTGAGTAGGATCAAAAGGCGTGCCTCCAGGTATCTGTTGAATAGCATAGTTTATAATATTACATAAATCAACTGACGCTACTGTCTCTAATACATTTAAAACGCCTTTATTTAATGCTGATTGTACATCTCCTTTATTACTAACTTTATCATTAGTTTGTTTAGCGGGGTCTCCATATAGTATTTTATTAGTACTATTTTGAGCCTTTAGAATGAACTGCGCTATAACCGCAATAGCTTTTTCTAATCCCTTTGCAGTAGTAGTATTAATATTTAAATCTTTACTACCTAAGTTTACTATGTTATCACCAGCCTTTTCCATTATTTAGTAAAGGTGTTTTGAGATAATGTTAATCTATTGTCTATATAAGCATTTGCATTTTGGCCAGCATCATATAATACTTGAGCCGCGTCTCTAATAGCTTCCATACTAGTACCTAGATCTTCTGAAGAAACCTGCTTTAAAAATATGGCTGCTCCAAGCATAGCTTTTGTCATTATAGACAATTGCTGATTTAGCTTTTCTCCTAATACTAGTGGCTCTCCTTCTAACTCTGCTTTGTGTCCTAATTCTATTTTAGGCGAATCAATCAATACTTTTTGGCTAGCATCTAGATTAATTGTTTGAGGAGATGATAGTGATACTGTTTGCTTACCGAAAAGGAATATAGCATCATTCTTAGAGTGTATTGTTACTCTGTCTGATGATAAAATAATCTGATTTCCTTTATATGGGAATTGTGGTACAAACATTATCTTGGTATATTTTCATCCTGGAATTGTGCAGATATAGTTTCATCTGATATTGGAACTCTTTGTATCCCAATTACAGGCTGGGTTATAGGATTGATATTTCCTCCAAATGATGCTAGAGGGAAGTTGTTTATGTCTGTTAGGTTTATTTCTTGGGTAGATGTTAAATATATGGAAGATCCATCTTTATTTATATCTTCTACTATAGGATCAAATGGAGACCTAGTTATTCTTTTACCTTGCGAATTAACAATCATAGTAATAGGATCTCCTTCCTGGCCAGAATTAGACCAATTATTACTATTCTTCATCGTAGTTATAGTACTGCCGAATCTTATACTCTGTCCCCAACGAGGTTGCAGTATCGTATCACCTTCAAACGGCCTCAAATTTCGAACGTCTTTCTTTTCTGTAACTGCATATCCTAGAGGTAAAGAACTAGTTACTGCAGTGCCCTGATATTGTATGGGCACTACAAACTCATTTAGATATTCTTTCCACTCTTCCATATTAGGAAATGCTCCATGATTGGGATGGTTCCACAAGTCGTATGGAGGAAAATAATATGATCTTTGCTTATCAGCCCTATCATTTAATTTCTCTGTAGGTCCTGCTAATATTAATACAATCTCATTAATCAGAGGATACTGTTTAATGAAGCCGAATATAGGGTATGCTGATTCATTAACTTCTTCAGACCTTGATATTCCTACAGGAGAATATAACAACTCATACTTTATTGATCCTATGTCAGAAGGATCATTATAATTAGTATCTACTTCATTTGTACCACCTTTATATGGTCCCATTACAACAGACTTAACTCTAGCTATTTGAAAATAATAGCCTTCTCTACTTCCTATGTCACTAGTATATCTTTTTGATAATGGCATTAGGCGCTAGGTAGTTGTTTAGTGTCTTTTACTTTTATATTTGTAACATCAGCAAATAGCTGCTCTATATCTTTTTCTGTTAGTACTCCACTATCATCAGAGTCATTAGCTTTTTTCTTTTCTTCTGACTTCTGAAAGATACTTAACAGCTTTATTAAGACCTCATCATTTTTTAAACTAGCATCCATAAAACCCTTTAAAAGAGGCACAACTACTATAGCATCACCAGGAGTTTCAATCATATCAGCAAGTCTCATAATCTCTTGCTTAATAGTACTATCTTGATTCTTATGCTTATTATAAACCTCTTCTACTAGGTTAGATATAGTTTTACCCTTAAATATTTCCTTATCTAATTCCATCACTTTTAAAATAAATATTAATAGTCCATATTTTCTACGTAGTTATCTAAGATCTTCTTATATATAGTTTTTAGCTTTTTTATCACCTTTGTAATAGTATTTGATGGAGTGTCTGTCATCTCTTTTACATAAATGAATACAGCTTTCTTATTGAATATATCTATGTTTTCTCTCTTCTTGAATATCTCTAGTATGGCATCAGCGACTTTCAATTCATCTTCATTTGAGAACAGTTCAATTAGATTATCATCGACATACTTAATAAACAGTTCTACTATGTCTAGCTTATCTAATTCTGGTTCTGGCTCTTTTACAATTATGCTATTAGCCAGAGAATTGTCATCTTGCTGTTCTCCAATATCTGTTTTATTTACTAGCTTCTTATAATTCTTTTGGTTATATATTATCAAATAGCGTTTAGCTATAGTACCAAAATATGAATACGCTTTACCTTTAGACTGATCATAAAGGTCTAATTTCTGTAATAGAAATGAGATTACCTCATACTTTAGGTCCTCAATATTATCAACCTCAGTATAGTAAAACTTAAACGTGTGAATAATGTTTTCTACTAGTTTATAAAAGCCATAATGTATATGCTCATTATAAATCCTATTCCTTTCAGCTAGCTTCTTTGAATTCCTATATCTTAAAATAGCCTCTTCTGTTTCTACCGTAAAATAGTTATTCTTTACTTTCGGCTTTCTTTTTCTAGGCTCTCCTTTCTTAGTTAACAGCACATCCTCTTCAACAATCATTTATTATTATTTAGTCTTCTATAAAGTCATTAATCCTAGTCTGCATTTCTTTAACACTTTCCATGAGGCTTAAAAACTCAGGATCAGATTGTACCCATAATTTAGAATCTATTTGATTAGCGCATGTATTGATCTCTTTCATGCAGCCTTTTACATTATCTATAAACTGCTGTTGATTAATAACCATTTTTTCTAACTTTCTATTCTTATTAAATAGATTTACTATTATGTATACTATTATTGATAATACCCAAATTCCAATTGATATTATTACTGTCGGTGTCATATTATATTATTTTTGACTTGATTCAATTTTACTTGACATAAAATCTGCTTGATGCAATATATAAGCTATATTAGACCTCAATTCCGTATCTTTATTATAGGTTATATAATATGGCTTGTTCCCTTCTTCATATAGACCATCATGGAGTTTGA